TGGAATTACTGAAAGCCAAGACGAAGATCCTGGCAGGAAGGACAAAGAGATGAGAAAAGACATTTTAGAGCAGAGACAGGCCCGTCTCACGGCGAAGGTCGCAGAGCTCGAGGCTCGCGCTTTAGAATCTCAGGACGCTGAGGAAGTGAAGCGCATCAATGCACAGCTTGAAGACATCAATGCGGACATTGACGAAACGAGAGCAGAGCTCGCAGCGATCGAAGAAGAGGCCAGAGCAGCGGAGCCCGTCAAGGTGAACGAGAAGATCCCGGAGGAAAGAGAAATGAAAACCTTAGAGAGTTTCGACAACAAAGAGAAGAGAACCGAGAACCCGCTGGAGTCCATGGAGTACCGTCAGGCATTCATGGCCTTCGTCCAGACCGGCGCACCCATCGAGGCCCGTGCAGGAGTTGCGGCTTCCACCACTGACACTGGCGCAGCGATCCCGCTGACCGTGATGCGTGAGGTCATCAACACCGTGAGAAAGCGCTACGGCAACCTGTACAGAAAAGTCCGCAAGCTGAGCGTCCAGGGCGGCGTGCAGATCCCGGTCGGCGCACTGCAGGCGACCTTCAAATGGATCAACGAGAGCACCGTGAGCCCTCGCCAGAAGGCCGGTGAGCTGGGCAAGGTAGTCTTCGGCTACAACACCTTAGAGATCCGCATCGCGCAGACCTTCCTGGCTTCCGTGGTCACCCTCGAAGCATTCGAACAGAAGATCACCGAGGTCATCGCGGAAGCATACCTGCAGGCGATGGATCTGGGCATCGTGGCAGGCTCCGGCGACGGCACCATGACCGGCATCCTGAATGATCCTCGCGTCACCAACACCGTGACCATGAATGCCACTCAGATCGCAGACTGGACCCAGTGGAGAAAGAGATTCTTCTCCCAGCTGCCTCTCGGCTATCGTGCGGGCGAGTTTATCTTCCCGCTGAGCACCGTGGAGTCCTACCTGGAGACCATGCACGACAACAACAACAACCCGATCTTCAGACAGGCGACCGGCCTCGAAGTGAATGACGGCGACGCACAGAACCCGAACGGTCGTTTCTTCGGCAGAGAGATTTCCCTGGTCGAGCCGGACATCCTTCCCGACTTCGACGCAGCGCAGGCGGGCGACGTGATCGGCATCTTCTGGCAGCCGAACGAGTACGCGATCAACGAGAATTTCGGATTCACCATGCGCCGTTACTTTGACGAGGAAACGAACGAGTGGGTCGACAAGGCCCTGGCCATCGTGGACGGCAAGGTGCTCAACCCGACCGGCTTCTACAAGATCGTCAAGGCCTGAGCCTGACCGAGAGGAGGGCTAAATTATGGCTACGATTTTAGAAGGACTGAACGCGATCAGCCAGGCAGTCGGAGGGGCAGGCGAAGCGGAGAGCAACCTCGAGGCCCTCAACCAGATCAGCGAGGCCCTCGGCGGGTCTGCTGATGCGACCGAGAACGCGGAGGCCATCGCCAACATCGCGGAGAACGCGAGCGGAGGCGGCGGTGGCGGCGGCGGCGACATCACGATTGCAAAAGTGACCATGAGCGCTGGGCGGAGCGCGCCGATAAACGGCATTCTCGTGCCGCTTGCTCAAATCATTCACGAAAACCCGGAAATGGGAGCGCCGAACACTATGTTAGCGTCTGTGCATACCCTTAAGAATGGGAGCACGATCCCTAACGCAGAAGTTCCACTTTTCCGCGGGAAATGTATCGTGAGCGGCCTCTCGGTTAAACCAACGACGATCACTGGTGCTGCAGAGTATAACGCGGAACAGCAGATGCTCACCATCACCGGAGACTGCACGCTTGAGTGGTGATAACTAACAGAGAGGAGAACACCATGGCGACACTTGACGGAGTGAAGAACGCGACCGGGCTGACTGGAGATTACCAGGACGGGACCATCCAGATCTGGTTCGACGAGGCCGTGGGCTTTTTGAAAGACGCAGGGGTGAAGGACGCGAACATCACCGACGGGATAGTCGCTCGTGGCGTCCTCGACCTGTGGAACTACGGAGCCGGAGATGGAAAACTCTCCGAATATTTCAAACAGCGGGCCGCACAGCTCGCATATAAATCCTAACAGGAGGAAATGACAATGATCAACAAAGACAGAATCGTCCCGGTCACGAAGACCGACCTGCTGACGCTCTACTACACCATGTTCAAAATGCTTTCTGAGCAGAGAGACGATCTCCACAAACTGGAAGCCATCAACGCGGAGGGCGACTTCGAGGTACCGGAGTCCGGGACGGGGCTCTACTTCTGCGATGAGCCGGTGAGAAAATTCATCGTCCCCGAAGGTGTAACGACCTTCTCCGTCATCTTCATCCCGGCCTACTCCTTCGAAGGCATCGACGGAGTCGACCCGAACGGTGCTTCTCTGTATCAGGCCGCGTACACCAACGGCACCTGGCAGGCGGTCAACACCGAGAACACCTAAATCATGGCAGGCTTCAAGTTGGCGGCTCCGCTGACCGTCCCGATGGCGCTCCTGGTTCCGTCCTATGAGACGCGGGCCGGGGTGCCGACGAAGACCTTCCCGGAGGTCGAAGAGGGGATCCGCATCAACGGAAACCTGAAGACCTACGGGGGCACGGAGCGAGAGGTCAACGGGCTCTACTCGATCATGGACACGGCGGTCATCGAGACGTGGTTCCGGCCCGACATCAAGTCGGACTGCCGGATCGCGGTCCTCGGGACAGATCGGGTCTATGAGATCATCGGGGAGCCTGAGGACATTGAACTCCGGCACCAGTATCTTCGTTTCAAGGTCGAACGAGTCAAGGGCGGAGCCTGAGAGGAGAAAGATGGCGAAGAGGAAGAAGAGCGACGGCCTGCTCTATCTGGATCTGACGGACTCCGAAGAGTTCCTGGTGAGAATGGCGAGGGACTACCACGAGCGGGTCAGGGAGGCGGCTGAGAAGGCTCTTCTGGAGGTCGGCGCGTACGCCCAGGAGGACGTCATCAAGGCCACACAAAAGCAGTACCTTCCCGCGAAGGGCATCTACTCCCAAGGGGACACCAAGAAGGCAGCGGAGAAGAATCGCAACCCGGAGCTGGAGAGCGTGGGCGGCGTCCTCTCCGTGCCCGTAGGTTTCCCGAAGGACACGCCAAACGCTGGCGCTTATCTGATCAACGGGACGAACCCGAGAGACGGGTCTCCTCGCAGAGCGCCTGCGAAGGCCCTGCGGCAGATCTTCGGGAAGAAGTACATGAACGAACGACGAGAGCATCTCGAGAGACGAATCGCCGAGATCCTCGAGTCAGAAGAAGAATGAGGAGGGAAGAAGATGAGAGACGAGCTGATCAGGATCCTCGAAGGGCTGGGCTACCCGGCACGACTGCAGGGGAGCCTGGCAGAAGACGAGCATTATCCTGACGCATTCTTCACTTTTTGGAATGATGAGACACCGGGCGGGGCCTTCTACGACAATGACGCGAGACAGTTCGAACATGACTACTCCGTCTACTTCTACGCGAAGGACCCCGTCCTGGTGGCGGACATGATGGCAAGAGTCAGGCAAGCCTTCCGGGCGGCTGGATGGATCGTTGAAGGGAAGGGCTACGACGCCCCGAGCGACGAGATCACCCACACTGGCCGGGGGATCGATCTGACCTACATCGAGAGAAACTAAACAGGAGGTAAAAATCCTATGGCATTACCGAGCAAAGCTCTGCAGGAGATTGTGGAGTGGAGAGGCGTCGAGGGCCTGGTGGCCGCAGAGGTCACCGTGGACGACAACGAGACCGGCGAGGGTCATGGCTATGTGACCGGCGATGTGTTCGCGGTCGCGGGCGTGGCTGAGATCTCCAGATCCACCGACTCCTCGAATGAAGCGCACTACTACGACAACATTCCGGCGGTCATCGTCAGCAACACGGCTTCCGACACCGTGACCATCACGGCGAGCGCGATCCCGTTTGACGTCCTGGCGGAGATCACTGGACAGAACTATGACAGCGAGACCGGCGCCCTGATCGAGGGCCCGAGAGATTTCAAGTATTTCGCTCTGGGCTACAAGACGAAAAAAACCAACGGCGACGAGGTCTATGTTTGGAGGTATTTGCAGGCGGCGTGAAAAATGCGTAGCCACCTGTGTGCCGTCCGTGGTGAACCTGTCAAGTAGACCACGGAGAACGAGCGCGGAACTAAGCTGGAAAACCCTTTGCAAGGGCAATCAGAACCGAAGGCCGTGAGGATCACGGTCAGGGGCAACGCATAGCGGGTGAAAAGATATAATCCCGCCACGAGGCCGCGCCACCCGACAGGATAGGGTGAAAAGATATGCTGGGCTGCATCGTAATGATGCAGAAGCAAGGACAAAAAGCCTTGCGATAACAATCGACAAAGGAACATTTAGCATCCCGGACCAGACGAACAGCACGGAGAACGATGGCACCGACGCGAACGGCCAGGAGATCGTCTTCACTGGCATCAGCACCACGCACAAATTCACCAAGACGGGCAAGGGTGCCAAGGCCCTGAACGTCGATCTGGGCAAGGATCTGGCAAACGTCAGCACCTTCTTCGACGAGGTGACCACGCCTGACACGCTGGCGAAGAAGGGCGCCTGATCGAAGGGGTCAAGGTTAAAAGAGAATAATTTCGGCGGGGACAGCGAGGGGTTCACTATCTTCCTTCCCTCTCGTTTCTGGCGCGGAGTCTTTGATGGGTTTTACTTCATTTTTCCCACTTCCTTTCTCTCCGGCAGATTACCCGCAAACTCTAAGAAAGGGCAAACAAAGAGATGAAGCTGCACATTTACGGAAGAAACGAGGACGGCAAGAAGGTCGTCCTGAAGACATACGAGACCGACTCCTATGATCTGGAGTTTGGCATCATCGAAGACGTGGCGAGCGTGGTCAACCTCGACCATGTGAAGACCGGCAGCAACGCGGAGCTGATCAAGGTCGCAGGCGAGGCGATCACGGGATCTCTGGAGTCCGTGAAGGCTCTGATGGCGGACATCTTCCCGGGACTGACAGCGGAGGAGCTGAGACACGTCAAGGTGAGAGAGATGGCGGAGGTGCTCATGGATGTGATTCTCTACACCTTCGGAGAACTTAAGAAATTTGACACGGGAAAAAACGCGTAGAGGGTCAGAGCGAGAGCCTGACCCTTTCGCAGAGTTTTTTTGAGATCACGATGGCGCTGGCGGGTCGGTTCCCTTCGTTGGATCCTTTTAAGATCCGAAGAGAGCGGGCCCGCATCGTTTTCTCAACGGTGCGGCGCCTGAATGACTACGACACCCGGGAGACCCTCCGGGACAAGCACAAGGGCAAGAAGAAAAATGTGATCAGACGGAAGGCGGATGACTCCTGGTTCTGATCGCGGGAAGGAGTGAGACGATGGCGGAAGGCTTCACGACAAAAATGAGCGTCGACATCTCGGGGCTCAAGAAGAGCATGGCGGACGCCACCAGGACGATCAAGACCGCAAATGCTGAGTTCAAAGCCAGCACGTCCGGGATGGATCAGTGGACGAAGAGCACCGAAGGCCTCGAGGCGAAGCTGACAGAACTGGACAAGACCATGGGAGCCCAGGAGACGATCCTGGAAGGCTACCGAAAGCAGCTGCAGGCCGCCAGGGACGCCTACGAGGAGAGCGGCAAGAAGGCCGAAGAGCTGAAGGCGAAACTGGCCCAGCTGGCGGAGGATGGCGTCTCGAAGAACTCGGAGGAGTACAAAGAGCTGTCTGCCGAACTGAAGAAGGCAGAGAAAGAGCAGGCCACCCAGGAGAAGGCAGTCGGCGATCTGAATATCAAGGTTCTGGAACAGGAGGCAGCGGTCGGCACGACCCAGAGAGCGATCCGACACTACAGCGGAGCCCTCGAAGACCTGAAGAAGGACGAGGAGAAGGCGGACGACGCAACCGATGACCTGGGCGACAGCATCGAGGACGCGGGCAAGCAGGCAGAGAAGACGGACGGCGGATTCTCGATCATGAAGGGCGCCCTGGCGGACCTGGTGAGCAAAGGGATCCAGGCGGCCATCGGAGCGCTCAAGGATCTCGCGAAGGGAGCCGTGGACGCATGGGCAGCGGTCGATGAGGGCCGCGACACCATCACGGCGATGACCGGAGCGACCGGAGAGATGGCGGACAGCCTGCAGGGATCCTTCAACAACGTGGCGAAGCAGGTCGTGGCTCCGTTCGAAGACATCGGCACCGTGATCGGCGAATTGAATACCCGCTTCGGTCTGACAGGCCAGGATCTGGAGGATCTGGGCGTCAAGGTGCTGAAGTTCTCCCAGCTGAACGGGACGGATCTGAAGGGAACCATCGACAGCGTCCAGGCAGCCATGGCAGCCTTCGGCGTCGAGACCGACAGCGCGGCGGACGTCTTGGACATCCTGAACAAAG